GCGGGTGGCGGTAATGGTTCAGGTGGTAGCACTGGCTTATCTTTCGCTGGTTGGATCTGGTGGCCACAACCAAAGCAATGGCTATGGCCGTCGTCATAGACAGCAAGGTTGTCCTTGCTGCCACAAGCAGGACACGGGTCATGCCGCAGGAGTTTGGATGGCATCGGTAAACCAGGTGGTGGGGATGTGGCCTTGACACCAGAGAAACCCATGGCGTTCAGCCCATTGCCAATAAGCAAGGGACTTAGGTGCCTTAGATAATTTCACTTGTGCATTCTGGAAACACAAGCGAATATCCAGTAATGGGTACTGGCTTTTAACAGCCAGCATCTTGCGCCGATCATCAGAGCTGAAGTGCCCTTTGGTTTCTACTACTACCCCATTAGGCAAGAAGAAGTCAGGGGTGTAGGTAGCTCTGATTATGTAACCAAAGCTTCGAGCTTCGTACTCGCAGTCAAGACCACGTCTAACAAGGGAGGCAGCGACTGCTGCCTCGTACTTGCTACGAAACCTAGAAGTCGGCTTCGTCTGCAGCGATGGGTTCTGCATCCCAGGGGACGGCAGCTGGCTCTGTTGTCGTGGCGCCTTTTGGCGTCCAACCTTTCTCTTCGCCAAAGCCATGGGCGCTACCGCTACCACCGGACTCAACTAGGTTAATGATCTGAACAGCTTGCAACCGTAGGGTCACACCTGCCCCTATCACAGGCGTATAAAACGGTGATGCTTGGAACGCTACCTTGCCTGTAGTGCCAGACCATAAGCCAGCTACTGCATAACGATCAGTGACTGGGTTACCTTTGGCATCAAACAACGCAGGCTTACGTGCCCAACTCTTACCGTCACGATCAACACCGGAAGCCTTGCTCTTAGCTTTCAGAATAAGCGCAGGCATCCCATCAATTTCTTCAAAGCGCCAAGGTAAATCGGTGAGCTTGAACTTAGTGGCGGGTGCTTGTGCTTTTAATGAAGCCTTGTGTTGCTCCAGGAATTTATCTAGGTCTTCAGCTAAACGGATTGCTTCTGGATCAGACGCATCCATTACAGCTATCACCTCATACATTCCTTCTGGGTGGAACTTAGTGTCAGGTTCAACTAGCTTTGGATACTGGAACTTAGCAACAGGAGTGGTGAATTTTTCTCCTTTGATCAAGATGAAGTTGCTCATGTGATGAAGTAGGTGGAATGGCGAACGGTGTTTGGGTTTAATGTACCTAGCTCAGGGCTAGGCATAGCGTCAGCAGCTACATCAAATGGCAGCTGGCTGATTAACTGATTAACTATATCCGTGAGTACATCACGGCTATAAAGATCAGCAAATGTATTGCGTACACAATCACGCAACACTGTCATCTCGGCGGGGGTCGTGGCAAAGCAATCATGGATACCTCCAAGGTTAGTGATGCCCTTTGCAAAAGCATCGAGCGTGGTAAATGCCATGTGACTGGCATCTAATGAGTGGATAACATTAGGGCTGAGCCCTGTGCCCATACGTCTAGGGTTTAGACCTCTCTCTTCTAAGCCAGCAGTAAACCTAAGCGATACATTAGTTAGGTATCGCAAGGTAATTACTGTGCCCTTCATATCAAGGTAACCCTGCGTAATAGGTAGCCCGGCTGGGTTAGTCCACTTAAGTTTGATCTGATGTTTGCCAGCTAAATTACCTAACCGTTTGAACCATTGCATTGCTTCTTTAGCTGGGCCTATAAACATATAGGTCTGTTGGCATAGGATTGTGGTTAGGTAATGGACTGCTGCCATAGCACCAGCCTTAAATTTCCAATTGTTCATACCATAAAGTTCAACTGTGCGGTCAAAGGCCCAGCGGTGGACGTGATCAAGAACTGATGTACGACCAGCTGAGTACGGGACTGTCATTACTACAGGCTTTAGCAAGCTGCGATCAGGTTGTAATTGCAACCATGATTGAGCGTGTTGGCTGCCAGCAGCAGCATCAACCCGTAGTATCGACAACACCTCGTTTAATACAACGCTATATATATCTTGTGGCTTCTCACTGCTAGCTAGATTAACTAGCTTGCCCATCTCCTCACACCTCAGCAGTGCTGAGTAGTGTTGTATGCCAGAGCAGGTACAGTCGAGCACTACTGGCAGGTAACACACATAGCCATAGCCATGTTGTTTGAACTGCTGATAGGTACGACAGAAGGAAAGGAACTGCCATGGATCAGCAGCACCAGTCCAGAACACAGCGTTACGCCATGGGTCAGCACCTGCCAGCATGATCTGGTCGTGGTGTTGTTTAACCCAATCTGTTCTGGCCTGCCAAGTTAGTTTGCTATGGCCATACATGTTGGCACCATGTATGTATAGCCAGCTGGCATCCTCTGCTGTGACTATGGGTTTGCCATTCGCAAATAGCAGAAGCGCCCTGCCTATATCATTAGCTTGTGGGTTAAGGAATGGCGGGCGGTAGTAATACCTACCCCTAAAATCTATCTGAGTTGGGAAGTATATCCTGTCGTAGCTAGCCATGCGGTTAGCTATCCATAACTGCTTAGCTGTAGCGACACGTCGGTTAATAGACTTGTCGTTCTTCTCGTGCAGTATGCGAGCGTTAAACTTCCATTGCCTTACATCTTCATGGTCATCAGGCAAATGCTTAGGGTAGGGTGGAATAGGGTAACCTTCACGGGGTAATAGCCTGCCAATAGATAAGCTTTGATCCCATGCAAATTGCAACTGTTCCAACACCCATTTGTTTACCCGCCATGGCACTGCTTGTTGTAAGTTAGCAGCCTTAATGAATGGCTCATCCCCTGTTATACCTAGCGGGCTAGCATCTTTAGTTAGCTTACTGTTAGGTATGCTAGTTAAGTAGCCACCTTCCAGGTCTTTATCCCATGGCCGTGGTGGCACAACCATAGGTAAAGCAAAGGGACACAACAACTTACCTGCTGTTATTACATCATTGATAAACTCTATGCACTTAGGCGCAGGTGATACAACATAAGGGCTGCGGCCACCTTCACGTGCAGTTTTTAGTATGATCATCCCTGTTAATTCAGCGATGTGCATAACTAACCACACACCTGTCGTTACCTTCTCTCTTGTTGTCCATTCTTCTGTAGCCTTCATGCGTCTTATATCCTGCATCTTTTGTTTATAGGTACTGCGTATCTTTTCGTGGGTAATCATCTCCCACTTACTAGCACGGGCCAGCATGGTTTCAATCCATAGGCGTTCACCTACTAATCGACCCAGCTCTACTAACTTGTTACCCTTTTGGATACTATCCACGACACAGCGCATAGCCGTAGCTGCTGTCTTATGTGGCGCTAACAGTAGAAGGGGTTGCATGTGAGCATAGCCAGGGCCAGCCTTGCCTTCTTTCATTCGACGACGTGTGTCTCTAATTACTTGCACTAAAGGTTTAATACCCAGCTCAGTTAAAGCTTCGCCGTATTGGCTAAGCGATTCCATGCCACGTTCTTGCCGTCTGTTATTAACAAAGGCATGACGATCAGCACCCAGCTGAAACATCTCACGCTCTAGTGCAAGCTGCTCCTCAATGGTTGACATTAGGTTGCCGACCTAACCGCCAACCTGCATGGAATGCAGTGCTTAAGGTATCCCTTAATGCTTCTCTAGTTTCTCTGCTAAAGGTCAGCATCCACCGGTCAAACTCAGAATCCCGTAGTGCATTGCTGTTCTCACAAGCAGGACGATCAGGGACATAAGTCCAGTGTGTGGTGTTAGGCATGTGAGGTGAAGCAAAGCCACCTACATACCAGCCATAACCTTCAGCAAACCACAGCACCTCGCCTGAAGCGTTGGCTTGTGTCTTGACTGGCATGGTGGTGGCTGGGTACACATCCTCAGCTGGTGGCTGGTATGCCTTGGCGATGGTGCTAGTCATTGGCTTTCTCCTTGGGGTGGGTGGTGTTGAATTTCTGTAGCTCATCCCATGCTGCGTCTGCCTGCTCCTGCATCCGCAGGAATAAGACAACTGCGTCGTGGTAATTAGCTACTAATAACTGGCGCTGGTCTTCAATCAGTTGGTTCATGCTGCCTCTGGCCCTGGGTCAGTAAACCTAGAAGCTTCAGCTCGATCTCTCCTGCCTGTTTCAGTCAGGGTGTAGCCACCGTGGAAAGGGCGGATCAATCGAGCGTGATGCAGGATCTTTAACTGTTCAAGCACAGCGTCGTGATACCAGATCTTATCCCGTGTAAGGAAAGGCATCCGGCATTTAACTTCCAATTGCTTTGCATCAATTGGACTTGGATACACAGCAGCTATCTTGTTAAGCAACTCATTACGTAGGGTTGCCATTGCTTGGCTGTCATTCACTTACTACTACCCCCTTGGTAACTGAAGGAAAAGGGAGTTCAACTTCAACCCAATGTACTTGGATGTTGTCTGAAATAAAGTTAGCTCCATCTTTTAATAGGTGACGTGCATCTTCAGCCATCTCATACCGTGTGGTATTAGATGAACCGATAGCTTCCCATTCACCCCATTCATTAATTGCAATAGCAACACTGCATACTGCAACGCTTGGCATCTCCATAGTTAGTGGTGCAGTGGTGGGTACAGCCGTGGCTGCGACGCAAGCATGGCACACCCACTGGCGTGTGTCAGTTTAGCTGTAGCTTTTCTTAATGGAGGTACACATTGTGGAGGTACACATTCACCACCCCCCTCCCCCG